GATCTGGAATTTCGTCCAGTTCATATGTTTGGTTTTCAACTGTTAAAATTTTCATTTGTATTTTACTTTTTCTATGGAAAATGGATAATTGGCTTCTTTATAGAAGTTCTTTCGTTCTCTCAAATGTCGTTTTGAGAATTTGGCTGTGCTTGTTAAGTCCCAGATTTGAACAAAGTCTTTATCTTGTGCTTTACGAACACCACGCCCAATAGACTGGATGACACGAACAAAAGACTTACCTGGCTCAAGAAGTACAAGGTTAAAAATGCGAGGTATATTAATCCCGACAGCCGCCACGCCATACGTTGCCACCAACACTCTGTGGTCTTCTGTGTTGATTTCATCATAATGATCTTTCCTTACTGTCGTCTTCATACTACCGCTGACAAAACTAGCACCAGGAACATTATCAACAATCATGTTTCCTGCTTTAATTCTGTCAACAAGTATCAGTGTATTTCCACTTTCACTAATACTCTCAATCAACTTGCTGATATATTCTATGCGCTTTTTGTCGCTTGTCAAATATGTCAATTCACTCTGGTAATTGTTGTACTCAACAGTATCGTCAAGTTGAACAATATTCACATGGCAGTTACTTAATACGCCTGCCTCCTGTAGTTCACTTGCGGCTAGTTTATGTACAACTTCTCCTAAACATGCCTTTAATGAAACTTGCTCATGATCTGCTTTTGGAATAGTTCCTGTTAGCCCCCAACGAAGAGGTATATGAGCAAAGTCCTTTGTTAATAGTTCTTTGAGTACATCTGCTTTTGCCTGATGTACTTCGTCTACTATTACGCAAACTACATCTTCTACAAACTCCGTTAAACTCATATCACTTTTTGCTTCACGGAATTGTTTCTTAATACTATTTAGGCTTTGCCAAGTACAAATAGTATGTGTTTTTCCAATATCTTTTTTATCCCCATAATACACACCAACATCTAAACCCATGTTTACATAGTCATCATAAGTTTGTCTTACAAGGTCCTTGTTGGGCACAATAACAATACTACGCCCGTGTGCTTCTACCTTACTACTAAGAGCGGCTGTAATAAGTGTTTTACCAGCGCCTGTAGCAATCTCCTGTAAACAATGTGGTGTGCTTAAAAATTTATTGACGATGTCAACTTGATAGTCTCGCAATGTAATGGGATCTCCTTCAGCAGGATGACCCTTGGGCCAAGTTACATGTTGGAAACTGGTTTCGTCGACATCGTCAAACTCAAATTTATAATTGGCTCGTAAGTCCTCTACTTCAACCTGATAGCCATCAGCAATAATCAGTGGCAACAACCTGTCCAGTAAGTTAGTGTATGTAACACCTCCGATAGTAAAAAAGCTCACGCAACCATCCCAACGTCCTAGTTTGTATGCTGGAACATGATAGGCATAGGGCATGAAGAATTTGAGCTCTTTCTCTAACTTTTTTCTTGTTTCGAGATCAAGCCCTTCTATCTTACAGTTTACTTCGTCCTTTAATATAATTTTACAAGCCATACTATATAATAACGCTAACCCTTTGATTTGTCAAGATATTTAATAAAAAAGGCCCGGTTGTTACACCGGGCCAGTGGGGGGGAAAGGAGTATGTCACTTACGCAACATACATGTCACTTCAGCCATCCGCATCCAGCGATCTGACTGACTTTGACGCAAGTCTGCGATCTTGGTACACATACGCAAACTTACCTCACGCAGACGTTCTTGATTATCAATCATGAAGTCTACGATCTCGTCCTGCTCTGCTTTGGTAAACTTGTAATCTTCAAGCATACCATCACCTACAATCTGCTTGACCCGTAGCAGTTTTTCACGAGCAGTATCCATTGTAAGGTCTAAATAGTGACAACGTGACATAATCGCATCCAAGTGATCCTTAATCTTGCCACGGACCTTATCAAAACGTAGGTTAGTAATAAAAATTACACTACCCTTAAACTCAAAACTGTCTGGAATACCTTCACGACGCAACAGCGCACTATCAGTGTTCCATGACAAACGACGCTTCTTACTACTATCAAGTGCCGCTTTAAGCAGGTTAAGTGATGTCTCGTCATACAATACTGTATCACAGTCATCTAGCACTAGTACGTTACCAGGATCAGCATAGTTGTACAACAGTTTGTACAAACCGATAGCACTGGCGGCACCTTTTTCAATGCCAAAACGAAGACGCTTACCTGCTAGTTTGTCAAACAGACTATTCTTTTCTAGTACTGCTTCGACACCAAAGCTCTTACCAACACCTGGAGGTCCCGTAACAACCATACCTCGCACAACACCGTCAATTGACATCTGTGTCATATCGTTAAGTATTTCGAAACGCTCTCGTAGGCGTTCTACAATCTGTTCATCTGTTTCAGTTGATTCTACTTCTGGAGTATTCACAACTTCTAGGATTGGTTCCGCTTTTGTTTTACGACCTTTGCGGGCGGTCTTAAATGCTACTTGTGACATGTGTAACTCCTGTTACTTGTTTTCCCATTGTTCTTGCAGTATAGCACCAAAATGTATTGGTGTCAATACCTTTCTTTACTTTTTTTCCATTATTTTTACACGATTCATCATAGTTTCTTTTGCTTTAGTATACTTGCTTTTCTCGTGTTTGTTGACAGTACCACGAATACTAATGACCTTTCCATCAATAATATCGCTAATGTCAGGCTGGTCTCTCCACCAAAACTTAATAATGTCACGATTATTATACAGTGTAGTAATCATATATACGCCACTGCTCTGAATAAACTTAACATCTACAACTTCAACATTGATATCGTAGCGACTACGAACCTCACCAAAGTATTCGCTATCAAAACGAACAGACTCAATACGAGCTTCAACACTTGCTCGCTTTTTATCTACTTCATTCATATGTGGAATACTAGCAATTACAGCAATGTTAAACTTGGAAAGTTCAGAATCAGCAAATGCCTTTGCTACACTGTTCTCAAAACTGCTGAGTCCACCAGTGAGTTTCTTAATCATGAACTTACCATTAAACTTGTCCATAATCTCAACAGCCTCAGACTTGATATCTTCAGGAATTGTTTCCTGGTCAAGAAGGCTTTTCATTACTACAGTTTTATTATCTTGTACTGTAGAAACATAGTTGCCGTCGTCATCATACTTGGAATAACCTTCACCACTACGGATAAAACCCTGTGCTTGATATGCCATAATAGCATAACCAAGGGCATCAACTGGTGTTCCGTCAAACGTTTGAACCTTCTTTTTCATCATGTTGTCCTTTAGTTCTTTTCCTAACTATACTCATGATAACACAATCACTGTGTTTGTCAACAACTTTTTTACAGTGTAATGTCTTCTAAACCTGCGGCGCGAAGTTTTACAATATTGTTAATTTGGAACTGTTTTGCTTCAAGTGCTTTAATTACACCAATGAATCTATTACGGACTAGAGAGAAATCGTTGATGAGGTATTGAAGAGATACAACGTCTTCTTCCCCATCAACGAATTTTTCAGCATCACGACTGCTGAGTGCTCTGTTATAACTTTCTAAATACTTGCGAAATATCTTACTACGAATCTTTCGCATTTCAGTATTCAAGTACTCTAAGATCGCTTCCACTTCTTGGAGTTGGTTAAAACGGTGCTCGACGATACCTGGCATGTCACGGCTCTGTCGTTCGAGATTACCTTTCATTCCACACTCCAATCGTGCTTGCTCAATCTCTGTCTCAAAATGTGAGATTGCTCCAACAATCTCACTCATATCAGACGTAACTTTTCTATACCATTTGCTCATGCTAAACGATACTCGTTATTCGTCCCACATTTCATCATCTTCATCCAACCAAAGTTCTTCATCACTTTCGTAATCTTCGTCCAGTTCAATGACTTCGGTAACCGCATTGTCAAGATACTCATCATGCTCTCCAATCTCTTTGGCGTTTTTGTGAACATCAATGCCATAGTCTTCCAGCCTAAAAACAAAATCATTAGCGAATGTTTGTCGTGCTTTTTCGCTAATATGAGTTTTCGCAGTATCGTACAACTGTAACAAGAATTCCATATCACCATCACTCAAGTCCATCTGTCGCCTCTTCTTCTGGAATCACATCGATAACTTCTTCACCTGGGTTATCTTTTACTTCTTCTGGCAGTTCATCAAACTCTGCCATAATCTTATCCAAGGATCCTTCTTCGTTATTTGCCCAGGCTTTACGGAATTGTGTTACCACTTCGCCGGTTACAGGGCTCACATATTCCAGTCTATTACCTGTCTTTTTAAGGACACCTTTTGCTTCAAAAAACTCAACAAGTCCACTATGTGGGCTCATACCTGTTTCATAAGGAATTTCAACTTGTACACTCTCAAAAGGTTTTGCGTAACGAGTTTTCATTACCTTACAAGCGGCACGAATACCATGCACATCACTTGTTTTGTTTCCATCTGCGTCTACTTTAAGTTTAAGTTTACGCATAGCAATAACAATACTACTCGCATAGATAAAGCCTTGTCCGCCTGAGATCTTATCATCTGGGTCAAACATATCTTGCGATGCGTATGTATGGTTAGTACATACCATGCCTACATTGTATTCACCAAACATATTAACAGTATTTCTAACTAAGGCAGTTAGTGCTTTAGGCTTACGACCCATATCACCTTTCATATCACCCTTGTTAAACTGATCAACGTCAGTAGGTGTTAACAACATACCTAAACTATCAATTACAAACAATACCTTAGGACGGTCTTCATGATCCTTATCAGCATATTCTGATTTGTAATCTTTCATAAAATCGCTTACTACTTTAGCGACATCATCAATCATTGCTAGATTGAGTTTTAGTAGTTTTTCGTCACTAGTATCTACTTCAAGGGCATGTAGCCACTTTTCGTCTAGTGCGTTTTCACTGTCAATAAGAACAACAAATATACCCTGATCTTGTGCGTTCTTTACAATGTTACCTGCCGCAATGTAGGATTTACCCGCACCACTTTCACCAGCAAGTACCGTTACCTTACCGAGGGGGACTCCGCGATGGAAGTCCCCACTGATAAGTTTGTTTAGTGTGTAGTTACCTGTGCTGATCCAAGTATCTGGATCATTAAAGCCTACACTTAAACCTGGTACTGCCTTTGTGATGCTTTTGCGGAACTTGCTTACATCAAAAGGTCTAGCCATGTTTAGTCATCCTTTTCCATTGCGTTTGCTTCCTGAATAACTTCAAGAAGTTCTGCTTCGCTGTTGAGAATTAAATTAACGTTCTTCCACTCATTCTCAGCATCACGACCACTTGCTTCAAAACGGAATCCATTGTCGTAACGATAGATAGTGTATGACTCATTAATTTTTGCGAGTTTAGATAGTTTCATTTTCTTTTCTCCTTAAGATTCTTTACGTTGACGGATCATTGCTAGAATGTCCTGGGCACTTGCTTTTTCTTCGCCGCCTGCTGGTGCCGCTACTGTCTCAGCCACTGGTGCTGGTGCCGCCGCTTCTGGAGCAGGTTGAGGTGCCGGAGCAGGTGTTGCCGCTACTGGAGCAGGTTGAGGTGCTGGAGCAGGTGCTGTAGTAGCAGTACCTGAACTGCTAGGAGCATCTACACCATACGGACGATAGTAATCACCAAAACGTGCTGGATCATACAACTGACCATCTACACTTGCTTCAAACATTTCGAAGATAATTCCCAACTCTTCAGCACTTGGCTTCTTGGGCAAGAAGTCATTCAAGTTAAACAGACCGTTAGCCGCAATAGCATCACGTTCAGTTTGATCTAGCGAACGCTCTCTACGAGCCCAATTACTAGTACTATAGTCAGCATACTGACCTTTGGTAGATTTCACAATACGGAAATCTGTACCTGCTTCATAGTCTGTTGGGATTTCTGGGAAGTCAGGATCCATAAGTGCCTGACTAATGATCTTAAAGATCTGTGGGCTAATAACAAACCTACGAATTGGATTTTCAGGAACAGTATCTTCCTGTAGTTCGCTGTTTGTTACAAAGCCTTGGAAGACGTAAGAACGCTTCTTCCAATACTTACGAGCAATATCTTCCATGCTTGGATCTTTAAACCAAGGACGGATTTCTGCGTGAATTGGGCAACTATCGCCCCACATTTCAACACATGGAACCTGGACCGTTACGGATTTGTGTTCGTCTCCACCTTTAACACCAGGAAATTCGAGACGAATCATTTGACGCTCTTTCCAAAAGAACGTGTTATTTTCATCTGAGTCTGGTAGGAAACGTAAGGTTGCTGATGAACCTTCTGGGATATTCCAATGTGGGAAAATTGCGTTGTCGCCGCCTGAGGATGTTCTAGTAGTAGAACGATTTTCTTGTTCGAGCAGTTTTGCTCTGATTTCTGCTAATGATGCCATAATGTTTCTCCTATATTAGCCTATATTAGTTTTTAAGTT